AACTGAACTCCAAGTCTTTCTTCGTCAAAAGTATTTAGCTCAATTAAAAATTCTTGGCTATATTTTTTTGGCATAATTTAGTCCTTGGCCCATTGATTAATAATATCTGATAGGTCATCCGCCGGTTTTACAGCCGGAGTTGTCTCGGGTCGCACGACTGGCTCTGCTACTGCCGATTCTTTTTTAACCGCAGGTGCAGCCTTTACTTGACTATTTTGGTCGGGTATTTCTGCCGCCTGTGCCGGTTCTGCTACCTCTTCAAAAGTCTCAGCGGCTTTGTGCTCATACCCTACCTCTTCTTCAAAACCAAAGCGTGACGATGTGCTATTCCCTTGTACGTACTGAATAACTTGTACCGCCCTGAGTCTTAAAGCAACTCCCGCGCCAATCAAAGGCGTGTAGTATGGGGCGATCGAACCGTTTACTTTAATCTCAGACCCTCCCCAAATATTACTGTCTATCATAGGGATACCCTTAGCATCAAAAATAGCCGGCTTGTATGCAGCTTTTGATTTAAATCGAAGTATGATGTTACCGGTTGGTTGGCCCGCATCATCAAGCTCCTCTGCAAACGGGGGGTTCGCTTTTTTAATTTCAGCGCCCTTCGCTTTTTTAGTTTCTTTCTCTACGTTCTCTGCGTAGATTTGATTGATTTCTTTTAGTACAGGAATAGCATCCTGTTTAGGAAGAATTAGATTTACTTTATATTCTCCCTCTTCTGAAAACTTAGTGTCCGGGGTAGATAACCACGGATACTGAGCAGTCCCTTTCGGTGTTGTAAATGTTACATTTGGTTGTTGCGCCATAATATATTTCTCCTTATTTAGACGGTTTTCTTACTGTTATTTTAAATTCCCTCATTGTACTAATGCCCGGGGGAAGCCCTTCTTCCTCTCTGGTACTTATAAATTCTTTAAAGTTAGTCTGACTTATGCGTTGTTGTAATAACTCTAGCGCTTGGTTCTCAAGCACATACTTCTTAAAGTTATCCCAATCTCCACATATGTAGTTTTCTTTCAAAGTTTTTACAATAGTGCCATTCTCGGTGCGTAGTGTTTCAGCCCCGATGTCATTGCAAGTAGTTAGCATAGCCTCTTCCAGTCTGTTCAACTGATCTTTGAATACACTATCTTCTTGTTCATACTTCTTAGCTAACTTCTCTCGCTCTCTTCTGATAGCAAGATAAGTAGTTACCATATCGTTTGCTTTTACTTCACTCATAGTCCTCTCTCCTCTCTATATAAATCAACTAATTTTGTGTGGGAATCCACCTTTCCTTGTAACATCGCATACAGCTTTCTTTCAATATCAGATCCTTGTAGGTGCATGACTGTCATTTTATTTTGTTGCCCAACCCTATCTATCCTCGCAATACATTGAAGATATACTTCGACTGACATTACTGGCGACCAAAATACTACCGTGTCAGCCCTAGTCAAAGTAACTCCATGTGAGGCAGATTGAGGTTGAATAACTAAAACCCTAGGGTCATCTGCATTTTGAAATTCTTTGATAATTTCTGTTCGATCATGTGCGCTGACACTTCCATTAATAATAGCGGTGGTAATATTGTGTTCATTTAAATTAGCCGCCACTATATCTATAGTGTGTCTGTATGGTACAAAAACTATTAGCTTATTATCGGTTTGTTCTACAGTTTCCATTAATGCTTTTAGTCGAGGTCTTATATCAAAGTCAATAACTTTTTTCTCATCGGTATATACTGCACCCCCTGAAATCTGTAAAAGCTTATTCATGTTAGCCGCCGCATTAACTGAAGTTACTTCTTCGCCCCCGGCGGAAATAAGAAACTCTTTCTTTAGTTCTTTATAATATTTTTGTGCTTGTTGTGTTAAAGGTATTTCTCTTGTCTGATATAAAACATCAGGAAGATCAAGGCAGTCATTCTTTGCAAATCTTATCGCGGGTTGGAGTGTATTAAATACTCTTACTTCACTCCCATTCCTTGGTTTCCACTTGAACCTAGATATTTGAAACATAACTATATCCCTCCAAGCTGATGAAAATTTAGGCACACTTTTAGGGTTTACTAATCTAGCCAAACCATATGCGTCTACGGGAGATTGGCTAGCCGGAGTACCCGTTAACATCCAAAGCGAAGTTTCCGGGGTTAATATTTTATTAAGAGTCTTCCATCTGTTGGTACTCACAGATTTGTATGCGTTAGCCTCATCCACTACAATCAAGTCAAACTTGGCTTTAATAATATCGTCCATTACAATTCGCACGCCATCATAATTAATAATTACAAACTCGTATCGTGTGTTATTTATAATTTCTCGTCGGTCATCCGCGTTACCGTAAGCTACTCCAGGAGTTCTGTGAATGCATGTATTATAAATATCGTTCTTCCATGCGGATGTCATAATAGATAAAGGACAAATTACTAGAACTCTTTTTATTTTCCCTTCATTCATTAAGTAATCGGATGCCCATAACACACTAGATGTTTTACCCGTGCCGGCCTCATTAAAACAAAATGCTCTAGGTTGAACACTAAGAAATTCGCTAGTGGTTTTTTGATGGTCAAACGGTTGAAATTTACCAGACCATTTGTAGTCACGTGAGATGGGCGAAGGGACTAGATCTTTAAACTGACAAAGCCTATTTAACATAGTCATTTCGTCAATACCCCAGTGTACTAGTAACGAAGTTACATTTTCTCGCTTTTCTAATACCTCAACTTTAAATATTCGCTGCTGAATTTCGCGTGCTAATTCGTGAGGCACACTAATCCGTAATGCTTTGTTGTCAATTAATTCCATGTTTCCCTCTCTAATTGGAAATTGAATTATAGCATTACATATTTATACAAGTCAAGCTTTAAGTTACTTTTTATTTACCGGCTAGGTATTGTCTGTCTTTTATGGTGCCGTCAGAGTTTCTTTTGAATGATCGGTTTTTAGATTTAGACTGAATAGTCACACCGTCTTTGTTTTTACCACCTTTAGATAAAGCTTTTTTGTGAGCTATATCTTTTCCTTCCCGCTTATCCGCTACTCCATTTCCATTAGCGTCTCTGCTTTTTTTATCCATAGCGCGTCGAGCACGTTGTCTTTCCATGCGCTTCTCATGCTCACCTCTTGCAAGTTGCTGTTGATATTCTTTCTTGTGAGGTCTGTCGGCTTTGTTTTTATATGGCATAGGTTCTATTATACATTATCTTCGTGGTCTGTGGTGTTCGCATGTCTCGACAGGACACCATCCGCACAGTGGCGTAGGGTTAGGTATCCATTCATCTTTGTCGTAAGACATTGTTAGCCGATCTAGTGGTTGTTCAAATGATTTCCAAGCCCTGTGTATCTCATCTCTAGTATACGACTCTTGAACAAAACTATTTTTCATACAGAATAGCAATCCGGCTTTTATCTTATTAACTTCGGGGAAACAAACAAACGCCATGAGTGCCATGAGTTTTAATTGTTTAGTGTCTGGGTATCTGTTACTGCCTGTTTTATAATCAATGATGTACGCTTGATCTCCGTCTACTATGACCAAATCGGCAATCCCCCGTACCCATCTGTTCTCATCTTCAAAATCACACTGCTCCATCTTTTTAGTCAGCGCCATTTTATATTCGGGGTATTTAACTCCGGGTATGGCTATCAATGTGTCTACCATTTTCTTAAATCTTAAATAGTTTTTAGCTAGAGGTTTACCATCTCTGACATAAAGTTCTAATGCTTCATGAACTTCTTTACCGTATATTGTTTGGGGAGTATCTATAAATTTATAATTTTTTAGTATCCTTACTTCTTGATACTTCTTAGGGCAGTTGATGTATTCTTTTAGGGAAGAAAAACTCCATGTAAAATCAGCCATTATCTAACTATCTCCACTTCCGATTGAGTTTCTATCCAAACATGTGCGCCACATGACAGTGGTTTGTTTGGGCTATATACTACTTTAGAGTCCCCTTTTATATTTACTTCATGCGCATAGGTGTTACTCTTGTATGTCTTAACAGTCAATACAGGCTCTTCTACCTCGTTCTTTCTGTTCGACTTTATAACATGTTGATTAACATGAACAATGGTCTTCAACGTCCTTGGCCCCTGTATTTTTTAAACGAATTACGAAAGCTTTTGTTCATAGTAGAAGTCTTGGCTACCCTACCGCCCTGACTCGTTCGTTTGTGCACAGGCTCTCTTACTTGTTCCGTTTGTTTAATCTTTGCCATTAATCATTTTCCTTAAATAAAAAACATGGGGTATTCTCGCCTACATACGACCCCATCATGTTGTAGTAAAAATGCTCTAATGCGTCTTCCTCCGACATCTTGTCTTCGCGCATCAGCTTTGCAATTACTTTTCGAAAGCTATAACAAACTTTGTCTTCGTTATCTATCCCCTTAACGACGCCTATTATGCAATCATCAAAGTAATCCATTATCATTAGCCCGTCATACATTTCGTGCAACATTATTTATCCTTTGTAAAAGTTTTAGGGTCAACCCCAACAAAGCCACAGGATTGTGGTTCGGTTATTTCAAATCCAAATACATTAGGGTGGTCGTCAGGAAGATTGCTATACTTCGTTAATAAACAACTCGCCGCCATGTATTCACTACAGTTCTCATGATAGTATTCGATCGCCGTCTGGCAGTCATTAAAATATCCTACAAATTCTAAATCGTCATAGTCGCCACTCAAACTTACTGTTAGAATAAATGCTCCTTCTGTTAAAGTCATTTCTTTTTCTCCTAAAAGAACGCTTCTAGTAACCCATCTCGTCTGACTATATGTCCTTGCAATGTAATTCTGTATTCATTAGGAATATATTTTTTCATACCCGCTATCCTATGAATTATTTGACCATTATGTATCACTAGGTCTTTCTCATTATACGCTAAGTGTTGCTGTTGATGAAACTCGTCTATGTAGTCCATGCCGCCGCCAGATTTAGGTAGCTTAACCGCCAGAGTAAAAGCATAGCTATCTATGTCATCTAGCCCTAGTGTAGTATGAGGATAATCTTGGTGCCAATTGCCTGTTATCTTTAAAAACTTTTTGTCACTTGGAAAGATATGAAATCCCGGAACTCTTAATTGGGTTGTTAGATAAATATCTTCCCCGAATACACTGTTCAACGCCTTTCCTACTTCAGTATATAACTCAGGAAACATTTTAACCATTATCTCATTATCAGTGTGTAAATCTTTATAATATTCTTTTGTTTTGCCATCTAGGTATGCTCCCCTACCTAAAGTATAAAATGGATAGTCTTTTGACCTACTAATCCACATGACCTTCATTAATAATATAGTTCGTACAATAGATTCTGTATCTATATCCAAAGGCACAGTAGTAAAAGGTGTTGACTGTTTAAAGTTTTCTTCCCCTTCCCATTCAATATCTAAGTCCATTAGCAATCTCCATAGTTGTTGGCGTATCCGCCTTCACAAGTTATCGGTAGTCCTGGCGCCCACTTAGGTGTCTTGGACATCTCGTCCATAATAAACTTCAAAGCCTCATCTTTTATCTCTTCCTTCGCCACACAAACAACGGCGTCATGAACCGTAAGCACGGGTTTATATTTCTCGTTTATTTCTATCATCTGCTCACCAATCACAATCCGAGCTAAAGCTTGTACTATATTCTCGGTAACTGCCCCTCCCCAAATACTAACTTCTCCGCGTCTTTGCTTATAAATATACTGGCTCTTACCTTCAACCATTCTTTTTTCAAGGTCGGGGTAGAATATATACATACCGTTGGGTAGTTTGAGTCCTTCTGATGTAACTAGGACAGACTTACGATTGTCTAGGTAGTACGGCTCTTTGTCTTTAGGCCAAGAAGATATGTCCGCTAATGCTCTATCACAGTCTTTCCAAAGTTTGACAACCTCATGATTTACATCACGATATAGGTGTACAAGCCTTTCGCTTTCTTGGTCACTTACAGTAACACCGGCATTAATCTTTAATACGTTTTGAAGTTTACGCCATCCAGTACCATAGCCTAATCCCAATATACAAGTTTTACCTACGGCTCTTTCTGTTTTATCAATGTCTGCCTTACTATAGACTTTAGAGGCAAAGACCGAATATACATCTTCTCCTTTTCTAAACTGTTCGATCACATCATGCTGACCGGCTAACCAAACTAATACTCTTGCCTCGATCTGTGATGAGTCACAGTTAATAACGACATGTCCTTCAGGAGGAAGTATGGCATTCTTCAATGCTTTTTTATTCTTGTCTCGTGAGGGTAAGTTTTGGAAATTAACTTTGTCTGAACCAGACCATCTGCCGGTATGGGTGCCATAGTATTTCAATGGGATTGGGAGTGTATTTTTATTTCGTCTAGCAATATCTATAAGCCTCTCTATTCTTGACTCTTCTATTGTTGACTTCGTACCTAGTCTTACAGAACATAACTCTTTGATGAAATCGTTCTCGTGTTCGCATAAGTTTAAGAAACCTTCATCGCCTTTAGCTAAAGCATATGTCATCTTGCCCGTGCGGGGGCTTTCTTTCATAGGTACTTCAACTCCAAATGATTCTAATAACTCTGCAAATTTATTATTACTTGCTAACACTTTGCGTACATCTTCTATTGAATCTACTCCAAGCTTATCCATCAGGCTTGTTAATAGTTTAGTCTTGGCCTCTTTCACGTCAATTAATCTTTTAGCTAAAAGGTCATTATCTAATGTGAGCGTAGGACTAATATACATCTTCAACGTGATATCAATTAATCTCATTTCTTCAATGGGAAATTCTTTGGATATTATTTTAAATAGATCAAAGGTAAGTTTTACATCGTTCTTACAGTATGCCCCGTATTGACGTAGCTGATGCTCGGGGAAATCTTCTAGTCGTAATCCTTTAGCGTCAATTACTTCTGTTCCCTTTTCGCCTAGTTTGTAACGTTCCGCCAGTGCTTTAAGTGAGCCTCCGGCATTCGTGCCGTGTTTGGCTCTCGCAATGCAGAGCGTATCGAGGTAACCTACTGGCTCAATGCCGTATCGCCATTTAAGTATTGCCCCGTCAAACTGTGTGTTATGACAGAGTAACATTGCATCGTCCCATGCGATGTCAGCGAGCGCTTTTGATACCTGTTCTCCCGCGTACCACTCGGTCTTACCATCATTAATTTTAATTGCCACGCCAATGACTTGGAACTGTATGTCGTGGATGTATTCTTCTGTAGTTAAACGATTAAGCCCATAGCCCGTATCGTAAAACGTCTCAAAGTCAAGTGTTACTAGATTCAAGTGGCCCCTTTCGCTTTAAATTCTTCTTCAATTTCTTTAATTCTGTTGTACTCACCCATATATTTTTTATCGGCAATACATGTATTACAAATGGAAGAAATATCTTCAAGATACTCGTAATTCAAACCTTTTTCTTTACATTCATTTTTTAAAATATTATCTTTTTCTCCCCAACAATCCTTTATATCTTTTTTAGGAAGTACATGGTCACAACAACTACAAAAAGAATGAGTTACAAGATGTTTTATTTCAGGTCTATCCCAATTTAACAAATCATAGTTCCCAAAATCATCAAATTTTTTGCCCTCCACATATGAATAATCTAAAGCATCATATATGACAATATCTGTGTTATCGTATGTTGCGTGCAAAGAGGAATTATCTTTCTTTTTAAATTCATAGTAATGTAACCCCCTTTCAGTATCTATATTTTTCTTTAGGTCTTCTTCAGTGATACTATCAATTATTTTATTTAATTCTTTTTTTGTTTCTTGTAAAGCTTCTGTTAAGTTTTCTGCTCTTACCATCATTAACTCTTTATTTAACTCAATCCATATATCATAAACTTTTTCCATTATTTTTCCTCTCTTTTATACAAAATCCTTTAATATTATAGACGCCCATGTCTGATTCTATTGAGCAATACCATTTACCCCCATGGTTTATTTTAGCGTCAGACCCGCACTTACAACATACTGCAGGCCCAATTCTATTGTCTTCTTTAATTATGGTCATAACTTATTCGCATATTTAGTATGTTCGTCGCGACACTCAATGCTACACCACCTACGATTGTCTTTGACTTTTGCTTCGCACCATATACAACGCCCTGTATTATTATCAGGCACTTCTGTATTTACATTAGATAATGTTGCTTCGAGCATAAGCCGAGTTTCTTTATCAGCATTATCTAAATCATCACTCATAACATATGCCCTTTTGCCCACGAAGTTCTCCTTCGCTTTGACTCAGTTGTAAGGGGTTTAGGTAAGACAACTCCCCAATTTTCTAAGATTGCTACGGCTACACCCGCATAAGTTGCTACCCTACTTCTAGAAGCCGTTGGGTTTTTTACCATAAACTCTTTAGCTCTCTCAATAGCAATTTCTTTTCTCTCTTGCCTTTCTTGCTTCTTTTTAGCAATTTCCTCAAGTTGAAATCTACTCATTTCTTTCCCTTTCATTTAAATTAATCATCACAATTACCCCCAACACAATACTTACCATTAAGTATTTCATCAGCAAGATCGTCAGACAAAGCTTGTCTTTCCGCTACATCAATTCGTTTCTCAATGTTGCCGACTTCACCACTCTTTAATAAGATATCAATCTCTTCAATAATAGCCTCTGCCTCATCTGAATGTGAATCCCCTAGTTTGTGTTCTTGAAGTAATTTAACATGGTCTCTCAATAAACTCCTAGTCCTTTTAAATAAATCAGCACTCATTTCTTGTCCTCCTTTTCTATTTTACGACTCGCATACCAAATCATTTTCTTTAAGTCTTGTACTTGGTTACCTTTATGTTTACATCGTAGTAAATATTTACCACACTGCCATAGTAACGGGTCATCACTAAAAAATTCCTCCAAAACATCTATGACTTCATACTTGGTTGTCGTGTAATGCTTTGGGTGGTTCACAACATCTTCTTTTAAATTGGCTCTCATTATTTACTCCCCAAACTCATACCTAAATTCATAACTCTTTTTCCAGTAACATACGACTCTAGCATATCAACATTTGTTTCGTCAATGATTAGTGAGACTCCTTGTTGCATACTTATCTCGCGTAAGTGTTTCTGTTGTAAGGCCGTTGCTTTGTTTCCATTGGCTTTACACTCGATCCCGATAAACTTACCTTTGTAACATGCAAGGATATCAGGGACTCCCGACGCACCATACCCGCCAGTGGCGGGGGAACAATGGTATGCCCCTAACGTATCAAGAACTTTTTTTACTTTAGTCTTAACTTTCTTTTCAGGCGTCATCTTCTACCTCCACCTCTATTGACTTCAGGGCTTGAGTTTCTTTTAGCCAGTCTTTGAAGTCTTTGAGTGAACGCTCGGGCGTTACTTGGTTGTGCCATATGAGTTCTAATATGCCACTCATACCCCCAATGATTCCCAGTAGTTCATGTCGTTCGGCTTTCCAAATATTTTGGTCTGCCCCAAAGTAGTCATAAATGTCTTGCTCTACATAATCGATCTTTTCTTTAGGCATTACTTTATCTCCTTTAAAAGTTCTTCTAAATCTTTTTCATCTTCGTTCCATAACTGTTCCCCATTGTCCCCGTAAGTATAATGAGGGCGGTGCTTACAAATTTCCCATATAAGCTTTTCTTTTTTTGTATGAGGGAAATACTCATACTTACCCTCACTGTTTAATTTACTAGCCATTATGTCTCTCCTTTTTATTATGGTCTCGATAGATATAATCATCACGAGTTATATCAAGGTCTGATTCTAATTCCTCAATCCAACTATCGACTGCATTTGCTACATCATTAGGACACTCTGATAAATCAACAACCTGACCATCATTTGTATACCCAACGAGTTCCCATCCTACTATTTTATCTAAAGCCATATCATTATCTCCTTAATTAAAAATCCAAGTGCCGTACCCATCAGTAGTCCTATTAGATACCAATTACGTTTCTTACGTCTCACTTCAATAGTTTCGTAACTTCTGTTTCTGTAAGTCATTATTCGTCCTCCTGTTTTTCTGCTCGAATTTCAGCGTCCATTACTTCCCATGTGCGGTCTTCCCTAGCAATTCTTTTTGCTTGAGTTGTGCTTACTGCCATGATGTCCATCGGTACACAATACTGCGTGACATACACTCGATAATGTTTTAGTTTACTCATCTTCACTCTCCTCTATTTGTTTTAAAAGACTTTCGGCACACTCCATTCGCCCTACATGAATGTCGAATGTGCCATCGCTCATCTCTTCTGTTCCGTCCACAACAGGGGCGTTGTGTTGTATTTCATTTACTAGCCACTGCTTTATTTGTTCTACTGTCATAACGCTTTCTTCTTTTACTTCTTCAAGATGATTAACAAGCCTATCTAAACCATCACACACCCCTTTGTATTCAGCTTGTGTGTGGCTATCATTAACCCATTCCTTATCAGCTTTAATATCTATTACTATATTTTTTATTTGTTCTAATGTCATAACACTATCTCCTTTTTAATGTCGTCCCATATTAAGTCCCATGCAATCGGGTATGGACATAGAGCAAGTTCTGTTACCTCTTGCTCTATGTCCTCTTGCTCTTTCTTTGTAAAAATGTGGAGGGGTACCCAACAAGTATACTCAAGCCCCTCTTCATCATCGCATAAAGTAAAGTCCTTGCATTGCATATAATGACATTCTCTGTCAAATCCTTGGCAATCTGTAATATCTAATGTCATAACGCACCTCCATATTCATCGTACATAGGTTCTTCACGCATAGCCTCATAAACCTCCTCATAAAATTTGTCGATTTCATTCTCCGATAACTGATAGTCTTGCTCATATCCATCGTCATCCGAGTATGTAGCTATTCCATATATGACAGGAAAACTCCCCCCGTCATCATGGTCAACGTCATACAGAATATCTATCTGGACTTCTACTTCGTCCAAGGCTTTGTTGGTTACCCATGCTGACCCGTCCCAATTGTTTGTGTACCATCTTTTACTCATCGTCATTCTCCTCTCTCAAATTCGCTCATATCATCATCCTCTAAAGGTTCTTTGTTAAACTTCACAATTACATGGTCAGGCTT